ACGCTATTGCTAGTTGTGATTTATTAGGATTAGCATTAGAGAGTAAAAACGCAGATAATGCTTGTAAAGTTTTATTAAGAGGATTTGTTAGAGATGATGACTGGAACTGGACTGTTGCTGGAAAGATTTACGCTTCTGTGACTCCTGGTGGTTTATCTCAAACTGCTGTAAGTGGTGAAGATGATGTTGTCGCTTTGGTCGGATGGGCAACTCACGCAGATAGAATGTATTTTAATCCTGACAATACTCGTATAGAGTATAAGGCATAAAAATATGGCTTTAGTAGATAATATAGTAGCTTATTATAAATTAGATGAAAGCAGTGGCAATGCCAGTGATAGTGTTGGTAGTGTAACATTAACAAATAATAATACTACAACTTATTCAACTGGAAAGATAAACAATGGAGCGGTTTTTAATGGAAGTGACCAATCTCTTTCGGCTACAGCTTCATTAGTAGCTGATTCTTGGACTATTAGTTTTTGGGTTAAGCCAGACGATTCAGATATATCTAATCAAACTATGTTTGCTTATAGACCATCTTCTGGCACTGCTAATATAATTGGTATAGAAGGTTTTTCATCAATGACAGTTAGATGTATTCTTTTTGATTCTTCATCATTTGCCTATAAAGATTATAGAACTTCTTTAACACTAACCCAAAATGCTTGGAACCACTTTGCTATTACTTGGAATGATTCTAGTATATCTCTTTATGTAAATGGTTCTCTTGATAATTCTGTAACAAAAGCTAAAGATGGTAGTATTGCTCAAACTAATACATCAAGGATTTTAAGGCTTGGGGCAGAAACAGCTTCTAGTAACTTCTACGATGGGTCTATGGATGAAGTAGGTATTTGGAGTAGAGCATTAACCTCAACAGAAATAACAGAACTTTATAATTCAGGAAATGGATTACAATATCCTTTTACAGTATCGGCAGGAAACATTAAAAAGATAAATGGTATCGCTTGGGCTAATGTTAAAAAGATAAATGGAATAGCAGTAGCCAATATTAAAAAAGTTAATGGAATAACAGCACAATAATATGCCACTAAAAAAAGGTAAATCTAAAAAAATATTTAAATCTAATATAAGAGAATTAGTTAAAAGTGGAAAACCTGTTAAACAGGCAGTAGCTATAGCATACAACACAGCTAAAAAAAGTAAGAAAAGTAAGAACAAATAAATGTTTTGAACAAACATATACTCAACAACTCAATATTGATCTATAACTACATATATAATGTCTGTGATAGTTGTAGATGATTGAAACACAACAACATCATCTACATATTGAGTTTCGGTAAACTCCAATAACAATATACTTGTTTCAGTTAACAGTGCGTTAATAGAGACACTAGAACAGTCAATAAATTTTTGAAATAGTATATATCAATCGGTAATTCAAATAGTGTGATGATTGTTTGATCCTAGGGTTACATCTGTAGTTAAGATAAGCGTTTCATGAATAGATGTTGTGTCATCAGTTTTAGCATGAAAATGAACAGCGTGAATATGAATAAAACCAACAACAATATTACTTACAATAGCTATTCCAACATCTAAAAACTATGTATTTTTACCAGAAAAAATAAAACCATCTATAATATGATTTTGAGCAGATAGCATAATTGTTCAGGCAAATTGAGAGAAAACGCTTGCATCTATTAAGTGAGAAAAAATAAATATATTAAAATAATATGGCAAATAGAAGAACCATAAAAATAGCGAATCCTTCGCTAGAATGAAATCAAATAACATATCTAGAGTCGAATGTTTGAGTATCTGACACTTTTTATGTTCTAGACACATCTTGATTTCCAGCAATATCAACAGCTACAGATTATTATTTTGCAGTAATATGATGATATTGAAATGAGAAATCAGAAATAGTCACAATACAATCGAAGAAAAACAATCCTACATGAACATTTACTAGTAGCCTTAGACAATTTCCTCACAGCGCATGAGAGCCAGTTGTATACATACCATATAATCAGATAAGGATATATTGAATGGAGGAAGAATGAGATACGCCAGTTTTGGTGTCTACAATAGACATTGATCCTACAGATCATTATACAAGCTATACATATTCTGGTGACACATATTCATATTTTCTTGTTAGATATTATAGAAGTATAACAACAGCTGTAGAGTCAGCTGATTCTGATACATTTTCAATAAGTACGTTTACACAATACTCATTGAAAAATATAATAGAACAAGCATTAACAAAAGCTCAGACAAGAATAGACGAGAATCAATGATCTGTATTAAATTGGAACAGAATGATTGCTTTTGCTAATGAGGCAATGCAGGTTATAAAATTGAGGAAAAGAAGATGGAATTTTCTACACAAAACAACATCCACAAATTCAATATTCTTGCCAATGACTACTACAACCTGAACTAATTATGTAGAAAATATACCAGAAGACATTTCAATGCTAGACTCTGTTAAAATAGATTGAGATAGGATTGATTTTATTTCAAGACTTAAATATGATTTAAGATCGTCTACCGATACATGAAAACCAACTGAATATACTATAAAGAATTGATGAATATACCTATATCCAAATCCAGATGCTTCATATTCAGTGGAGTTATCATATTATAGAGATCCAGCAACATTAAATTCTCTAACAGATGAGGTTGACAAAGAGTTTGTATATCCAGTAACACTTTATTTATGAGCACAAGCAGCATACGCCAGATGAAATGACAAGAGATGAGATAAGCTTGACAGTCAATTCAACTCATCAATAGATATGCTAATTGAAGAACATACATGAGAATGGCAATCATGAGACGCAGAGTGAGTAGAAGAGACAAGTATTTATAACCAAGAATAATATATGAAATTTGATTTTTTAGATTTTTCATGACTATTAAATAACTGAAGTTCTGAGTTTGTAAAGCAGACTAACGAGGTTAGTGCTATTAATAACATGTACGAAAAGGACATGGGTTCTTTAACCGTGTGCCCGCAAATAAGAAAGTTCTCTGTATACCAGGCGTCAACATGATGAGCTGACATAAATTATGTGTTTAACAGAAAATGATGAACTCTTATAGCTTGATATTCTGCATTAGATTGAGAAACTCCATATTACTACTTTAAGTCATCAACATGAGGTTCATGGACTTGACTTGTATGAATAGAAGATTTAACAGAATTATTTCAACCATCATTGGCTGAGTTTTTATGAAGTATTTTCATGGTATGATATGATCTAGATGCATGAGACTTTGCTGTTAATAGAGAAAACTGGAGTACGTGAACAGACAACCTAACATGAATGCCAAAATGAAAATATTTATATGTATACAAAAATAAATTATATGTATGCAATACAGAGAATTGAAATAGCTACATAGAATGGAACAACGATCCAGTAGCCTGAGTAATATCTTGGGATACAAACGTTAATTTTAGAGAATTTAATCAGTGAGATTGAGACGAAATAACAGGTGTGACCGAAGTGGCCTGAAAGATGATAATATTTAAAAGGAATTCGATGTGGTATTGGGACGAATATGAAAGTAAAAAAATAACAGATATATGATGTATAGCTCCATATTCATTGGTTAATATTTTTTGAGTAGCATACTGGTTGTCTGAATCATGAATATTTATGTATGATTGAAGTGCTCCAGTATTAATTTCAAGAAAAGTTGATAAATTTATCAAACAAATTCCATGAGAAATGAAAATAACAAGAACATACGCTTGAGAAGATAGAGCGATATGAGTTAAGGACGATTTTTATTATAGATTATATATATGAACAGTTACAGTTGATTGAGTAGAATACAAAAATGCTTGGATATGTTATGACACATTAAAACGGTCATTTCACATAAGAACAAGTGCTAATAAATGCTTTTTTGCTACTGAACATAAAGCATCTCAAGATACAACTGTTGCGTGAGTTTTGTATAAAAAAGAGTGAGATTCTAGAGCTGTTTTTTGAACAACAGCTTGATATGTTGTAGAGTTTTCAGATTATTGAGACATGGATTCGTATTGATCGAAGCTAGATCCAGTATATTACTGGGTAGATACAAACGAACTAACATTTGACAATCCATCAATAGTTAAAAATTCACCAAAAATGGTTATTTATACAAAAAACCCAAAGTGAATGAGATGCGATATTGAAGTTAATTCATCATGAACTTATGTAAAGTGAGAGACAAGAATATTAAATTCTAATGTAGAAGATCAACAGCTAAATGTTGCATGAAATATTTTAAAAATCAGATTTTATTGAGCATCTATATGAGAACCTTCTACATTAAAGTGATATACACTTGATGTAAAAGAATTAGAAGAAAGAAATAAATAATATGTTTGACACAAGAACACATACTCATGACTGATTGAATTCTGAGAAGATAAGAAGCTTCAATGTTATACAGTCTTTAGTACTAACATGAGATGAATTAACTGCATTCCTTGCAAAAAAATGAACCGAGTGAGAAGATGTAAATATATATAATAGCACTACAGATGAATTTGTTAAATATGTGTATATAAACAATGAGTGGAGACAGTTATGATGAGATTCTGTTGACCTATTGAAGAGCACGGCATCTGATACAACTGTACTAGAAATGGATACAGAAAGATCTGTCAAATGAGATAAAGAAAGATTGCTAAAGTCATTCAAATCATCAAGAACATGAACAATGAGAATAGTATTTGATGCTAAAAATACACCGTCTTTTACTTGACAAACATGACTTATATATGTTGATTGAGTTCTTGTTCATACACAAACAACAACAACAGAATATAAGACATATACTAAAGATATAACAGTTGGTATAGACAGTATAGTTGAGCTAAAAGCATACGCCAGTAGTATTAACGCATACTACTATGTTAAGAATTTTAAAGTAAAATACGACGTGTCTGAGTTAACAGATACGATTATACAAGATTAAAAATATGGCCATGAATGAGTCTATCAAAAGCCTAATAGACAGTAATAGAAAACTCAGCGATAGAGATGTTGACAATCTATTTTACTATTTCTATTGAAGACAGGCGAACAATGAAGAGAAAAAATATTGGAGCACAAAAGCTTCATGAGATTTGTACAAAGCATTAGAGCCTAATGCAAAACAATTTAAAACTGCCTGATATTACAAGGATGTTATATGAACAGACGTGCAACCTACTGGTAGCGAATCTAGAGTTTATATAGCTAATGAGCAAAAGTTGCAAGAAATAAGATCGCAATTAGCTGCTAGATGAATACCTCAGTCTGAGTGGTCTAAGTATATAACAAAAGATAACGACTGAAGATTGTATTATCAAGAACCAACATCTAAATGATTTTGAACATGAGCAATGTCTTGATCTCAGACTGACGCACTAAATGTACTATATTCTGAAATAGACTCTAACCCAGATTATAGCGACGCAGAAAAATCAGTTTTAAAATATGCAATATCTCAAGATTATTGATCGTGAGAAAAAATATGGTCAAAAGAAGAGTTGTGAAGAGTTTTAGATGATGCCGTTAAGAATGCAGAAACAGATATATCTCCATATTATGAAAAGGTAAAATATAGAGACTTAGAAGATTTAAAGACGGCAATGCAAGATCTTCGTAGTGAATCATCAAGATATGTACAACAAGAAGCAAAGTCGTACAAAGACTTACTTGAAAAGACAAAAAAATCAATAAGAGAAAGATGATGAATGCTTTCATGAGAATCAAGAGCTGAATTATGAAAAGAATGAGCGCTATGATGGAAATGAGTTGAATGAAATCTACCAACACAGAGAAGATATGATTGGGAAGACAAGTCTACAGAAATGGTTAATAAAGCAAGAGACTTATGAACTGCTGCAGAAAGAATGTACTGAAGCGCAGTTGTATCTGACGTTCAAAAAGACTTTTGATGAATAGCAGATCCTTATGGCTATTTTCAAAATAGATTCTGAGAATGAAATATAGACTATCATTCTTGAAATTATAGACCGTCATATTTAGCTAGACAAGTATGACAAGAGTGATACGTAAGAAGTTGATCTGACAAGGCGGAGTGAGCAATGAAGTGAACATACCTATGAGACTACTGGTTGAATAGAGCTAAGGATCTAGAACAGGCAAAGTGGAAAAACGTAGAAAGATATTGATTATAATTTATTAAATATAATATGGCAGATACAACATGAATAAAAGCAGCCGTAGATAGGTTGTCAGATCCAAGAACTGATTGGACAAAATATAATAAACAAACAGATCAGGCAAATGTTAACGAAGCTCAAAAAAGATGACTAATTAAGAGGGACGCTGATTGATTTATTATATATTCAGATCCAACAAAAGTATGATCTTGAATAGACGTAGAGTGAACAATTTTATGATCGAATGCTTGAGACTGGTCTTCTTGAAACAGATTAATGACAGATCTTGAAAAACTTATTAAAAGAAAACAAGAGATACTTCAACCTACGACTCAAGAAGAAGCATACTGGAAATCTAAGATAAAGGATACTACACCGTTTTGATCTGTTAGAGATAGAGTTTTTTATGAAACATCTCCTAGTTGAAATTTCATGGATCAAAATTTAAGAGAATTATCTCCATCAGAACAATCTTCTGTAAGAGCTTCTAGAGACGCTGCTGCTCAAGCACATTTATGAAGAATAGCAGCTGAAAGAGAATATATTGGAGAAAATGCAGCAAGCGCTATAAAGAGTTTATCTACAATGATAAATAAAAAAATGGAATTAGAGGCACAAAGATTGAAGGCCGCAGCAAGTGCTAATAAGAGAGAGAGTATCTATACAAATACAGATAAAAAGAATATACTAAAAACATTCCCATCATTAACTCCTTTTATAAATGATTATGATGATTCACTTTTGTCTGATCTAATGTCAGTACATACATCTATTTCTCCATACTTCAAATGAACATGAGCATCTCCACAAGAAATAGAAGGTTATGCATTACAGTTTTTAGAAGCACAGGACAATCCAGAATCTCCAGTTTGATGAATAGAGTTATTAGAACAAGCAATAAGAAAAGGCAACTGAGAAGAAGCTGCAAGGATTTTTAAAAGCAATGTGATGAAAGACTTAACATCATCAGCAGCAGAACCATTTTGAACAACTAATATAGAACAATAATAATTATGTCTATTATAAAAAATGTCTTGGATGTGTTTAAAAAAGCAAATCCTGAACAAAATAAAAAAAGTAATCTTACATACACTCCAATGACTCAAAGTAAATTTTGAGTAAGACTTAGTGGTAATGAATGAAAGAAAGCGTACGAAGTATGAGAACAGGTAATGAGAGATGCATATATTAGTAAGTATAATGAAGACAAAAAAGTTGACGAAGTTAATGCGATGAGGGATCGCTTATATTGAAGTGCTTTATGAAGGCGGATTGAAGATGTGGCAACAAAAATACCAGAAGCACAAAAACAATCAATTGTACAGCCTCAAGTTAGACAAGATTTTGTTTTACCCAAAAGCGAAATATCACAATCTACAACACCAATATTATGAGAAGATAAACCATGAACATTGACATGGAGAGACAAGGCTGATGAATTGACATTAAAAAACTTCGCAACCAATATACTCCCTTGAGTTTGACATGCTAATGATATTGCTAATGCAGCTAAACTTGTAACATCTGCAGCTAGATTTGAAAAAGGTATAGCGGATGAAGATGACTTGATATATTTAAAAAACTGGCTTGACAAAAATAACGCAGACAAAACCATATGATATCAAGCACTTTCAATAATAACAGAAATTCCTAAATTCATATCAGAAATATTAGCTACTGGAGGTATTGCTACAGCTTGAAAAAAGACAGCTAAAGAGGTTGCTAAAAAAATGCTAACAAAGTCTTTTCAGGAAAAGTTAGTAAAAGAAATGGCAGAAAAAGGAATTAAGTGAACAGCGCTTAGAACTGCTACTAGAGTATGAACTGGCTTAGCATGAGAGGCTTTAAGAACGCCAGTAGCGTGAGCACCAAGAATATTGGCTAGCACAATGGATAAGCAGGCATTAGAAAGCATAAGAGCTGGTTCAGAACCAGATTATAGGAAAGAATCAGTATTAAAGTCTGCGTGAAAAGCTACATTTGAAACTTTTGTTGAATACGCCTCAGAAAGAGCTTGAGGTGTTCTTTGAGATTGAGCGAAGGCTTTATGAAAAGTCCTTTGATCTACTAAGGCCTGAAATGCTGTTGTATCTAAATTGTGAATATTTAATGCAATAAAGAAAGCGAATCCACTTAAAACAGATTGACAAATAACTTCATTTTTAAATAGAATAGGTTGGAATAATCCAATTTTTGAAATGGCAGAAGAAAGAGTCGCGGATGTATGACATTGAGCTGGCTATGTAATGTGAATAGACGATCAAGAGTTCAAGATACCAGACAAGGAGCAATTATTGACAGAAGTTTTAGCATTTTCTGTTATGTCATGAGTCTTTTCTGCTGCTAACTTGATGGAACAATACCAGTCTAAGAAGTTAGATAAAGTTGGTGATACTCCAATAGATATAAATAATCTTAATATCTGAACTGGTGTTGACAGCTCAATAGGAGAAAGAGTGTCTGCTTCGATACAAAAAGCACAGGAAGCTAAAGAGCCAACAGTAAAGCCAAAAGAAGAAACTCCAACTACGATTGCAAAGAACGTTTTAACGATAATTAGTCAGGCGAAAGATCCGAATAGAAAGGTATCTCTTAAGAAATCAATTATACCAACAATTCATGAATCTGCTAGAGAAGATATAGAATGAATGAAGCCTAGACCTTGAGAGCTTTTATACATACCAGAAGCCCCAAAGACATCTACTGTGGAGCCACAGAAGCCTCGTAGAGAGGTTTTAGCTCCAAAGACGACTAAAGTATCATCTGAAGTAAAGCCAGCCTTGAAATCGGCAAAATTAGACACACTTAACCCAACTGGAAGTGTATTTGCTGATTATACTCCAGCTAAAAGAGCAACAGCCGAATTAGCAGATAATATCACCACGCTAGATAAGACAATGAAAAAACCAGCAGATGAGATGATTACTATATATCGTGGAACTGGTAAAGGTGGCGATATAGTTGCTGGTGATTTCGTTACAACTAATAAGCAGTTAGCAAAAGATTATGCTGGAACTGGAAGAGTGATAGAAAAGAAAGTTAAATTGTCTGATATTTTAGATGACTTGGATGAACCTTTGGGTGAAGAATATATTTATAGACCGCAAGCCAGATTGAAACCAAGCGTTGTAGAGCCTTTAATTGAAGAAGCAAAAAAATATAAAACGGCTGATGAGTTTATAAAGGCACAAGGGACTCCTGTTTATCACGGAGGAACAGAAGAATTCGATAAATTTGATGCTAGTAAGGCATGAACAAACACGGGATGGGATAACGCCAATAAACCTGACATGACTATTAGGAAGAAAGACACGGTTAAACCGAAAGGAGTCGATACAAAGATAAAAAAGGTAGTTGAAAAACCTAAGGAGACAAAGAAGAAGTCAATAACAGCTACTGAAAAAATAGATAAAAAGAAGATTGTTGAGACAGTGGTAAAATGACAAAAAGAAAAAGCCGAAGAAGAGAGAGATCCAGTATTAGAAAAACTAAAGTTAGAGATCAGTAAGGGTAAGACACTAAGAGAGATATTTGAACAAAAATCTAAAGAAAATCAAAGGAGGCTAGCGGAAAAAGCTAAGGAGGAACCTAAAAAAGAGACAAGAAAGGAAAAAGTAAAAGCTTCAGAAGAAGTAAAAAAAGAGGGTCAAAGATCTAAAAAAGAGATTATAAATGATTATACAAGAATAACAGAAAAACTAGATAATCCAAAAACAAGTGATTCTGATCGAATGTTTCTAGAAGAAGAAAGAATAGAGTTGACTAGGGAGTATGCTGAGATAACATGAGAATCAATAAGCGAAGCGTTAGAGAATAAAGGTGAAGAATTAATGGAAACAGATGACTTTGATACAGACTTGCTAATAGATGATTTGGCATGATTAGAATACTCAGCAGACATCTCTGGTAAAAGATTGTATAGAAAATCTAAGGCGGAACAAGAGTCAGCAGCATTAGATTTATTAGAAGTAGAGCAACGGTTAAGCGAAAAAGAGAGTGAAGTTAATCAGGAAATAAAAGATATAGAATCTTGAGCTAAATCATTTGTTGTTTCTGAGCAATTAATTGAAATAGCCAATAATAGATGAGTAAGAGTTTCTGAGCAAATATGAAAAAGTCCTTCATGGAAACCTTGAATTATTAGTGTATCAAACAGACATGACGTTGCAAGTTTCACACATGAACTTTGACATGAGCTGTTTTATAATGAAATAAACTCAAATCTAAAAAAATGAGACTTAGATGTCCCAGCATCTTTTGTTGTTGAGGCAACATCAATATTAAAGAAAGATTTAAAAAAATCTGAATTACAAGAACTAACAAGATGACTAACATCTGAGGACCAAAACATAAGAGAAGCTTCAATGAGACGATTTTTGAGTGAGGTATATTCAGGTTTTTGGACTAAATATGTTGTTAACCCAAGTAGTGCTTCTAAAAAATATCCAGCTTTATACAGTAACTTTGTTGTTGATAAAAATTCAGTGTTTTATAGCGAAAGCATGATCGCTGATATTTCAAGATTAAATAGAATAAATTATATATTTAGTAAGCTAAGTGCCAAAAGAAGAACACAAGCCACAACATTAAGTACAAAATCTAGGGCTAAAAAGATAGTTTCAAAATTAATGTGAAGAAAGGATATCTTCATTAATAGAGCAAGATATTCTGGACATTCTGTAAGGATGTTAGACAGGGCAATAGCCGAAGAACAGGGCCTAAAGATTAAAAAAGGAGAGACTTGGATACTCGACAATAAATGAAAGTCATTAGAAAGACTATACCAAAGTTTTATGCCATCAAGCCAAAGAGCTGTTAATAATTTAATGTGAGAAGATTGAGTTTATGTTATAGACTGAGAAAATTTAGAGAAAATGTCTGACGTTAATTATTCTGAGATGCTTACTGAATTAAAGAAGAGATGATTAATAGATGAATTCTGATCATGGTTAGTGGCAAGAGATAATTATTTTTCTTATAAATTCTATAAAAAAGAATTACCAAATAGAATTAAAATATTAGAAAAATCAAAATCAAACATAGATGCAAGAATAAAATCAGAGACAAAAGGAACTGAACAGAAAAAAGAACTACAAGACGAATCAAAGAGAGTTTGAGAATTGATCAAGAAGTATAAGTCAGATATGAACAGAATAAGAAAAAATCTTAGTACTATGCCATGAGTAGCTCTTAAAGATGTTTTAATTAAAGGCTGAAAATGAAAGACGAGAAAGGTTATAGACATATCATGAACCGAGAAACATTACAAGTCAGAAGAATCAAAATGGAGAAAATATACAAATGTCTTTGATGAAATAACTAGAGTGAACTTAGAGTTGATGCATAGAGTCTGAAAAATATCAGACCAAGAATATGAAGATTTAAAATGAAACAAATGATATGCTCCGTTAATTAGAGACACGATCAAAGAATTATCTTCATATAGTAAGATGGGCAAAATAAGCGCAAACATGGTCAATCTAAATAAAAGAGATTCTGTAGGATGAGATGTATTAAACCCATTGTTAACATTACCATATATCCATATAAGGGCAATGCAAACATTTAATAAGCAGTCTTTTCTTAATGAGCTATATAAATCAGCTGATATAGTACCAGAATTTATATCTAAAGCCTGAAAAAATGCCACATGATTGGTGGCCAATATTAATGGAGAAAGACATGTGTTTAATGTTTTAGATTCTGTATTACAAGAGTCAATAGATGTTTTATATAAATGAATAGAGAACAACACATTTTGATTGGATTGGGCAACAGGATGGCTTAAATGATCTGCTAGGGCGTTTACTTCTTTAACTACTGGAAAAAATCCATTTTTCGCATTAAAGAACACGATGATAGATATACCAACTTCTTATATTTTTTCTAAAACATGACTGATACCATTTTGATCTCAGGCCAAGATACTTGCTAGAATATCAACGAGTAAAGCTGAGAAAAAAAGGTTCTTTGACTGGCTTAAAGAATATAATTCATTATGAGGCTTCAAGTCACATTGGTGAGACATAAACTTTGATAAAGTTGATCCGCAAGATATCACAGCATATATTACATGAACTAAGGCTCAAAAGAAGAAGATACTAGAAAAATGATGAAAGGTATTAGAATTCCTTCCAGCCCTTACGGAATCTTTCAGTAGATTCACTGAATACTACAGATCTAGATATAAATGATTGTGAGTAATGACTTCGTATGAAAATGCAAGAAACGTATCGGGATCATTTCACAAAAGAGGTTCCTGATCTACAATGAGATATTTTACGCAAATAACTCCATATCTTAATTCTTCAGTACAAATTTCTTTCGAAATGATGAATAGAATTGCAAGTAAAGAATGAGCAGAAAGAGTATGAAAACTTATTATGTTCTATTCTGTTATACAAGTAATACAGGCAATGAGATTGAAGAGAGACTACGATCTTGCGGTTACAGACGAAGAGAGAGACAGTGCCTTGATTGAAATATATAAGTATTTAGATAAGAACGCATATCAAAAAACAAATTTTGTTTATTTCAAAAATGCGAATATAAAATTACCTTCGAATCCATTGTTTACATGAATTTGAACAATGGCATGAGTTGCAATACTATCTCAGATCGCTCCATGATACGACCCTAGATACTCAGAATTGATTTCTGAAATGCCATCATGAATTGCTGGGCCAAGGATTATAGATGCATGAGCAAGCGCAGCTGCTACATTAATAGACACGATTGTTAAGGTAAGTAAATGAAAAGATATTGATAGCGATGTAATGTGAGATATGATGGCTTGATTTTTATGAGGAACATTATGATTAATACCAATTCTTAATGTTTGACTTGCATTATTCTGAATGAGAACATTCCCAGAGTTATGAGACATTACATGAGATCCTACAAAAGATACTAATAAAATAGCTATATGGTTATCTAAATTCACTAAATGAGATCCGAAGAGAATAGAGAGTGCTATAAGGGCTCAATGAGGAACGATGTGATCTATAACGACTGACTTTATTTGAAAGTTATTATTGACAGATGAAGAAGAAAAAGATTTAAACATAGAATCTTCAATGAGAAATATATTGTTTGATAAACCCATGAGTGCGTTTATAAATAAAGATGAGTTTTTATCTGGCTCATGAGACATATCTACATCATTATACGACCTTAAGCAAACGTTAGACTTCAAGGACGCTGCAATGTCTAGTCTATATGAATCATTAAAAACTAAGTATGAAAAATGAGAGTTAACTTTTGATGAAAGAGTTGAGTGAAATAAGTTATCGGACGAACTACAGGCAGTAAGAGAATGAAAAACTAGCGTTGAAAATACAATAAAGATTATGAGATTCTATATTGATGCAGCCAAGTGAAAAAAAGAAATTTGATTATATTACGATGATGTTATATGAAAAGAGTATATGTGAGATATTAAGAATTTCATGGAAGATAACTATAAAAAATCTGATCTTAATAGAATATACAAGATAATGAATTTCTATAGTAGATGAGAATTCAGTAAAGTATCGGAAGAGGACAGAGACTTTATTTCTTCCCAACTTGAAAAAGTTAAAAACTTTGAATCTTGGGAAAAAAGAACCTTAAAGTTCAAGAAGAAATAGAATACAAAAAACCCCAGATGAAAAGTCTGGGGTTTTAAGTTTTAATTAAACTGTTTCAATTACATTATGTCAATATAAAGCTATTAAAGCGCTGTCTGTTAGTCAATCTGACGGTACTGAACTTCTACTTGTTTTTAAAAACTTAAATCACTTAAACTTTTCTAAAGCTATCTTAATTGATAGTTTTTTTGTTTCATCCTTTTTCCTTTCTTTTGGGAAGAAGTGATCCTGCCATTGCCTTGGCTCAATCTCAACATAACTTATTCATAATACTGTTAACATTCACTTTATTATTCAAGATCATAATCACAAACTAAATCATGTTTGAGAGAACTGTCATGGCATAGCTCTTAACCTTTCCATGCACACTGTTGTGTTATTAGGATCAATCTTTTTTATTATATTGTGTATTCATTCTATGTCAAATATATTTCTTTCCTTTTTTCAAACTTTTTTCTTTGTGACTGGAGTGGGCAGACAAAAAACTATTTTTCAATCCTTTAACAAAGTAAATCATCAGTTTAATCATAAGTCTATTCATAGATAGTATTTACTCTTCATATTTTTCTCAACACACGCATATTCAATGATTTGTATACGCAGAACATGGACATTGTAATACAAGGTTGCATAGACAATGTCCTATTTCTTTAGCTTTTTCTTGTGCTTTTTTTGTTTTCTCTTCTTTTGTCATGTTTGATATTTATTAATACTCTTGAGTATTTCCTGTGTAAAGAAGTCTTGTAGATATAAAAAGTGTTCTCAGGAAGAGTCCATTGGATCTATTCATGCTCTTTCCAACATAAAAAATACAGCGTGTCAAGCCTCATGATATGCTGTTGATATTGTTTCTGCGACAGATTTGAACGCTACATTGTTTATGTATATAACAATCGCTTTCCTTGCTCAGTTTCATAACAATAGAGTTTGTCACATAGAATCATCTGAGAAATGGCTTTTTATTTTGAATTTTTTGTCAATAAATTTATTGACTTTCTTAGCTGTACACGAATGTATTATAGATACATTTTCCATGTATTCGGTTCTTGCTTTTGCTATTATCATATTATACTTGCTCTCAGAGGCTTTAAATTGACTTCTAAGAGCTTTTTATAGCTAGTATGGCTAAATAGACGTTTGCTGGGAATCCTGTTCATACAAACGAAAATAAAGCCCTATTTTGCATTTCTAATCTTAGTTATTTTACTAGCACTACTTCTTCTTATATATGCTCAGCAATCCTGACACTTTCAACATTCAAATACCGTAGTATTTGATCTATACTTATATTTCCACTTAATATCTTCAGATCAACAATTTGAACATCTTTCTCACTCTCAATATAGATTCAAGTTTGGGTGTCATTTAATGTATGGCCTTAGCTTTATATATAAATTTTCTAATATTACAACATCATTCATGCAATATATTACCATTTTTCATAAAGCTCACATATCTCATTCTACTGCCTTTTTCCACAACTCAAATCAACCTGTATCAATTTTTCATCAGACTCATAGGAATCTACATAGATAGTCTAGTTTGTTTGATGTCATCCTAAATCATCTCTTGGCGACCTTTAATGTGTCTATTGTTTGATACGGAGATGGAACTCATAGTCAATGCTTTATAAATCTTGCATTCATTTTCTTTATGTCGAAAGCATCTCAGTTATGAGCAATTACTATGTCTGCTTCATCCATTAATTTCCATAGATCTTTACTTATTCTTCTGTCATCCTTTTTTGTAAGCTCTTTTTTGTTAAGTACTCACTTTTCTATTGTGTTTCAGAATAACCATTTAGCAGACCAACACAACATAAACCAATCTTCTTTTATCTGGTCTGTTCACATTGTTTGATTCCACAATCACCATGTATAGACCTCCATAGGTGCTGTCTCAATATCTACTATTAATATTTTTGGAGGTAAATATTCTTCGATAATTCACGCCTCTCACTTTCTTAATATCTCTTTAGCTAGATATTCAGATACTTTAAGTTCTTTCATGATAGTTTCGTATCATGAATTAGACTTAAGTAATTTATTTATTTTTTTGACTTCTTTTGGTCAATACTTCTTAGCCATATTTTATTTTTTTATTTTGAATGATTTTCTCCTTTTAAATTCTTCCAATTTTCAATCGTTAAAAGAAGATGTTGGAGCTAACCATCACACAACTCTTGAGTAAATCAATGTTGGGTATTTTTTAATCTTTTCAGCTAAACTTAGCTCTTGTTTTTCTTTGTTCATATATTATATGATTTAATAAAATGTTTTAATGCTATTTGTTTCTTTCTAATTAGATTTGTCTTAGCTTGACGTACGTATATATCTCATGGATATACCACATACGAAGTTCGTATATTTCCATCAACTAGCTCCATAAAACTTGTATAAGATTCTATATTTGCTGTTGTATACGTGGATGATCCTGTACGATCCTTTATAATCATTCTCGCAATTATAACAATAATAGTAACGATCACTGCTTTTAGTGTTACTTCTATTAACATATTTTTATTTGTCTTCTGCCTCACATTTTGGACAGTATTGTTGTTCTCATTGAAGATATCAATGTTTCGGACATATACTAAATGTTGGTGTAATGCTTAAATATGGTAATTTATATTTTGAGAATATTGTCTTTATTAATTTTTTTATGTTTTCTATGTCATCGACCCTTTCTCATAGAAAAGCATGAACAACTGTTCATCAGCTATATAAGCTCTGTATGTCATTCTGTTTGTCAAGCAATGTAAACAGGTCGTCAGTATAATCAACTGGAACGTGAGTACTATTTGTGTAGAATGGTTTAGCTCATTGTCTGTATGCAGGTTCATTAGCACATATTATTTTTGGATACTGATCCTTATCAGATAATGCGAATCTATATCATGCTCATTCTGCTGGAGAAGCCTCTAAGTTATACAGGTTTCAAGTTTCCTCTTGATACATCCTTAGTCTATCGTTCATTAAATTCATTATTTTTATTGTAAATTCAATTCATTCCTCAGAAGCTATATCTTTTCAGAAAAAGTTTACTAACGATTCATTCATACCGTTTATTCAGATTGTGCTAAAATGATTAGACCAGTATTTTCCGAATCTTCTTTTAGTTCAATCCAAATAATGTTTTGAATATGGATATAGTCATCATTCCATATACTTTTCCAACAAGTCCCTCTTTATTTCAAGACTATCCTTCGCTAAGTCCATTAGCCTATATAACTTGTTGATATAATCTTCTTCGTTCTTTGCTATATAACCAAGCCTGGCCATGTTTATTGTTACTACTCATATCGAACCAGTTAAAGCATCAGCTCAAAATAATCAACCACCTCTTTTTTTAATTTCTGTCAAGTCTAATGATAGTCTGCAATTATGTGTTAGTAGTCATCAGAATAACATGAATTTAGGATTGTCTCATTGAACCTCAACACAATATGCCTTACTAACGAACTCTCACTCACTTATAGATGCTATTTTTGAATATACAATCTCATTTCATGTATAATATGGAAGTTCATCTCATTCTTTTAAGTCAGTTGCTACTACAATCTTTTCTCAGTTAGATTCTTTTACATAGTTTAGATGATTCTTTGTCATAGAATAAACAAATCAATTTTCGCACTTAACATCTAATAATCTATCATTATAGTCAACTACAACAGACTTTGCATCTTTCCACTCAACTCAATTCCAAATCTTAAATGGACTTATTCTTCTGCTTAGTTTTTCTAGCGTTATTTGGATTTCGTCTCATCTTACATTTACAACTGTTTTTGTGTTTCAACTAAAACAGCACATACTCCTTGTTTCGTCTTTACTTCTTCATGTAGAAACAAAATTGGCAAAATACGGTATTCAATATTTTGCTGTTGCCTTAAATATTGGCTCCAAACACTCCTTATCCCATGGAAAGTCTTTATCTACATTATATGTCGGTATCGGGAATGAGAATGGTTTTCATGTTGAATCTCATTCTAGCATTACTTGTCCAAACGCCTTGTTAATCATATCCATTTCCTTTTGAAAGTCTCAATATTTTTCGTTCTTTATCTCTCAGCCAATTATTATATTCTGTTCTGCTATCTCGCTAGATGGCGTAACATCAAGAGTTATGTTTGAAAAAACTGTCTGGAATCCAACTCTGGTTGGAACGTTCATATTAAATACAAATTCTTGTATTGCCTGTTTAACTCATTTATAATCTAGTCAATCGTATCTTACGAACGGAGCTAAGAATGTATCGAATGAAGCTACTGCTTGAGCTCAGTTTGCCTCTCATTGTAGAGTGTATAAGAAGTTCACTATTTGTCATAATGCGCTTCTTAAATGTTTCGGTGGTGAGCTCTGTGGTTTCTCAGATACTCATCAGAATCATCTAATCAATAAATCTTTCAAGTCCCATCAGCAACAATAATTACCAAGCATGGCTAGATCGTGTAGATGTAAATCTCAATTTCTATGCGCTTCACTTATACTTTCTGGATACAGACTCAACCAGTATTTTGCAGAAACTTTAGACGCTATAAAATTATTCAGTCATTGAACTGCATAACTCATGTTAGCGTTTTCTTTTACTCTCCAATTACTTTGATTTAAATATTCTTCAACAACTTTCTTGCTATCTACTAAGTTTTTATCTTTTTTTTCATCTTTAACAATTGCGGGATTGTTAATGGTTCTTTTCTTAAAGAATCTCATAAGTTATTTTTTAATCTTAACTTTAATTTGCTTCGCCCGTGCCAGTCCACCTTTTACTGCTTTTTCTGGGTGTTTTTTATTATGGTTTCCAATACCATTCACCTTTTCGAAATTGCTTTTTGAGTTATTGCTTTTGTCGTGATCTTTATGGTGGACAATTTCTCACTTCTTAGCATTTGTTATTCTTCTTCTGTAATCACTACTGACACCTCATTTGAAACGTCAGTTATCAGCTCACATTCTTTGTTTTGATTTCATTTTTGCCATATTTCATTTATTCTTTTGATTGATATGTTACAATAATCTCTGTCCATATCACATCAAATGAAATTTCTATTTAATCTAGTTGCTGCTACGCACGTACTTCAGCTTCATACATATGGGTCAAGTATAATATCTCATTCGTTGCTATGAACTGTTATAAGTTTTTCTAGCAACGGAGTTGGCTTAATACTTGGATGCGCTCATTTTTCTTTATCATCATCTATGTAATACTTTTCTCAATATTGGTATGCCTTTTTCTCTCTTATAACATTTCTTCCTGCTGGCTTATTAAATGTGTATCTAGGAGTTGAATACCATACAATATATTCTACACATGGATGATATGTTTTTGTTAATGATGGAACACATGTTATATGTTCCCAGTGTATTACTTGCTGAACTTTCTTACCATATTCTAAGTATTTTCATAGTAAATGGTAAGAACAAAATACTAATATAGATCCTCAATCTTTGATCAATCTGAATGACTCGTCTAGAAATGGGTATGGATCAAATTTCTTGTCCCATTTTTCATTTATTAATTTGTAGTCTCAGATTGATAGATTTGAATTGCTTGCATTATACGGAGGGTCACTCAGTACAAGATCAATACTCTTGTCAGGCAAGCTCTTCATAAGGGTTATCGCGTCTCAACAAACTATTTTGTTTGTAATATCTGTCATATTTTTTTAAGAACTCTAAATCTTCTTTGTTTGGCTTATAGCCAATTAATTCTAAATGTTTTCTTGTTTTAACTAAATACTTACTTCTAACATCAAATGAATGTATTGCTTCCAATCACTTTCTTCATTCTGGCTGATGATCATACATATTATTTAATGGTGCAGCATTATATGGGCTTTTTGACACTCTTCACAATATATGATGAAGACAGTCTGCGTTGTTTCTTCATGTTTCCCATGAAATACTATATCATCAAAAATCAAATAAGTCTCTTGTCTTTTTTGAAAATTCATTTAACATTATACCCATTTGAATATTATCTTTTCTCAAGCACCAATTTTTGCCATCTTTTTTCATCATTTATTCATCTTTTCTCTTACATATCTTATTGCTGCTATCCTAAAAGAATTTTTAAGTTTATAGAAATCTTTACGTACTTTTCATCACATTACTTGTATAGTCCTGCTAAGTGGTTTTGTCATATTATTTACAGAACTTACACTTGAGCAGTTTATTTCAACTTCATCAGCTCAGAGCTCTAATGCCTTTTCCATTCACAATATAGCTCATATAATATTATAATCCATTCATCTCTTTCTTTCTACCTCTTTTGATATTCAAAAAAGATATTCAGAACATGGTGTTGTTCAGTATACTCATAGTCAAAACGTTTTTTTATTTTCATCCTTTGGTTTGTAGACAAAAACAAATACTATTATTTTCATAACTACATTACTGTTATCATTTTTCACTCTTCATCAGAATAAGATATAGAACACTTGTATCATTTTTCTGTTAACTCTGAAGCTTTATCTATAGCTGATTCAAGTCAGAATCTCACACAAAAATCATGATTTCATCATTTTTCATAGTGAACTATTATATTTATCTCTTTTGGTCATGGTCTTAATTTCTTTTTAGCCATATTTTTGTTCTCATTGCAATAGCTTTACTCTCTGTGCGACTGCTACAAGTATGTCGTCAACAGCATTCAATTTTATCTTATATTTAAGATACAGATTCTCATATTCAAGTTGAGTTGCTGTTAATTCTGATGTTTGTTCTACTAATATATTTTCAATTTGTTCTTTGTTTGACACTTTTCAATTCTTCTCTATTACTGACTTTATGGCGCTCTGCCATTCTTTTGCCTTGTATTCTTTTATTTTTAATTTAAAAACTTCAGACAATCTATTAAGCTCAGATACAAAATCAGAGAGAAAAAACTTATATCAGGCAAGCTTATACTGCCTCTCAGACAGTTCTCATGCATTGTATGTTGTGAAGTTAGATCATAGATCATACACTATGTCTCATATTTTTTTAAACGTAGAAACTTCTGCTTTATAGTTCTTCAATATTTCATCTCTTTGTTCCTTCATACTCTTGTTGACAATTATTAGTTCAATTCTTTCAAGGTCAAAATGGACAATACCAGCAATGGCTTCATGGATTTGCATTGAATTCAGCCTTTTTAAGCTCTCACACAAACCATTTTAGTTTTTCTTTAGCCTTTTCTATGTCGTCCAATGTTATTTTACATTTTATTATTTGAGGTTTGTATCATTTTTTTGTGTACTTTTTCTTGTTTATAACATAGAACAATACATCTTTTATTATATTTGATGATACAAACTCTCAATATGGATATAGAAGTGTTTGTATTCAGTTTTTTACATCCTCTTCTTTATAATCAGTTGATGTAGTTTTCCAATCTATAACCTTGTCGTCGTCTACTCTGTCTATTTTTCATGTAAAAACAAATCAGTCATCTAGGTCTATGTTAAATATTTTTTCATTACACAACCTTATTCAATCTACTGGATTATTTTTATATACTTCAAACATTTTATATTCATCGCTTCAGTCATCTATGACTTCTTTTCAGTTGTCAAAGTCCTCTATAAATTTATGAACCTTTATTCATGTATCTAGCGCACTGCTATAAGGTTGTAATAATTCTATTACGTACTTAAAGTAATACTGCATTGGACATGTTATATAGGTTGACATACTTGTAGCCGATATTGTTTTTTTCATTATTTTCTTTTTTTGCTTTTTTTCTTAAGTTCTATTCTAGCGCTAGTAGCTGGTATGTTTTCTACTTCAACTCACATTTCATTAAGAATTAAAGACACAACTCTTTCTAATTTTGACAATCTTTCTGATGACATCTCGTACAATGCTTGAAACGAATCAAGTCATTCAGCTAAAATCATTGTAGCCCTTCTTAATGCGTTGATATCTTCTGGACTAACTTCTTGTTCACATTTTTGAATATATTTCATACTATTTTAATTTTAATTTTTTATCATTAAATATTCAGAATACTCTTGCTTGAGCTTCTTTTGATACATTTTTAACTTCATCTAACAGTTTAATTAATTCTTCTGACGTATTAGCGTTCTGTATCTTCTCTTCTAATTCCTTATACGGAAATAGTGCTTCAAGTTCTTCTTGAATATCTTGTTCAATTTTTGGTGATAGCGAATAAAACCAGTTTGCTAAATCTTCAACCCTTGCCTTTAGTTCGCTTTCAGTTATTTGTTCGACCTTTAAATTTCATGATACTAGCAATGAAGCGTTATTTAGCGCATTCATCCATCGTATTGATTGTTCTTTATTCATACTTTTTAAAATGGAGAATCTCCGTCATCTATAACCTCATCTCATCAGAAAGCATCTGTTATCTGTTCAATTATAGGATCTGGAAGAGTTCAATTTAATACATATTTAACCCATCTATCTATGTTATCTGCTAGGCTTTTGTCTAGTTCAAGTCATAGTTTGTATGCTTCTAACGCGAATCAATGCCTAACCTTTCATTCTGCGTTGTCGTCATTTTTTGACTGTTTTTGCATTCAGTTTGGTGCAAATGTTTGCATTTGTTGTGCAGGCGGTGAACTTACTGATGCGTTGCCAGCTGGTTCAATAATTATTATTGTTCTGGCAATATATGGTCTGTTCATATATGTTTTATTTTCTTCCTTAAACGATACTGCAAACTTTTGTCACATACCGAATCAAGGAACAGACTTTAATGCAGACCATGATTTTGTTTCAGTCATGTCTTGCTTTACCTTCCATATTGTATATGCAAGGTTGTTTGAATCTTTTATCTTCAATGCTTTGTCGTCATTAGACGTTATTGAAGCGATTTCAATTACTGCTTTTTTGATTTGTTCCATAAAAACATTTTAATTAATTATTATATTTATATTATATATCATTCTTTTGTATTTGTCAAATTTGACAAAATGACAATAATATTATCTAAATTTCTTATAAAAATACATTTTAAGTTCAAAGACTTTTTCAATGTTTATTCATTTTTCAATTAAATCCTCAATATCTATTATGCTATTTCTTATTCATTTTACCTTATCTGAATAACACGAGTTGCATAAACAAAACATATGTCATTTAATAGTCATAGATCTTGGCTCGTCCAAGTTAAAAAATCTTCTTCAGCATCTATTACAAAAATGTCAATTATATTCTAATTGCTTATTATAATCAACTGTGTCTGATTTTGCTTTGTTAGCGTTCTTAAACCTCACATATTCTGGCCTTATTAGCGGCGATAATGGAGTTAAGGATCTGAAATACTTTTGTATCTGTGTTTTTGTCATATTATTTTTTCTTATAAAATTCATCATGTACAAATCTTCAGTTTATTAAAGTAAACCATCACTGAACAGATTGTCATGTTTTTCTATTTTTTTCTAATTTAATTTTTGAATGATTTGTGTAGTAGTTGGTAGAATCTGGATCATTATTTTTTTCACGTATTATAATAAAAACCTCATCTGCCTCTTGTCATATTCAAGATGAATCTTTTAAATCATTTACTGAAGGTTCATCTATTGTTTTTCTCATGTGCACTGGTAATATAATTATGATTCTCTCTCTTACAGCTATTTGCTTCAACTCTCTTACCATTTGCGTAATATAAGTTGCATAGTTTCATCAGCTCATATCACTCATCTTTACCTTTGGCATTAAAAATCACAGGTGATCTACAACAACAACTTTTATTCAATATTTTTCTTTAGATTCCAATATTTTCTTCTCCACCCAGCTTATATTTCACGTTATTATTTTTTGTGGGCAATATATTGGCATGTCTTCACTTGCTCACATCTTTTTAAACTTCTCAAGAAGGTATCATATCAATACTTCGTATGAGAAATATAATACTGGTATTCATTGTTCTGCAAAGTTATATGTTAGTGTTAGTGTAGTTTCAGTTTTTCAATGTCATGTTGATCAAGATATAACTACCAAGTCTCATTCAGCCATTCATCAATCTAGTGCAGAATCAAATATGCCAAATCATGTACTATACTTTTCTAATTTAGCAGATTCGTCATTTTCAGCTGCAGAAAAGAATGGCATCACGTCACTATCTTCTGGTACTTCCTCCTGTTTTTTATACCACCTATCGTTGTCTGCAGACTTTTCTATTGATGTTATAGAGTCGAATATTGCTTTTACTTCGTGATCTGGTAGTGGTGGATCATTTTTTTGATTTGCCTCCATTAATAATGGAAGGGCTATTTTTTCCCACTCAGTAGGATGTATTTTTGCTACGAGATGTCATGCGTACCTTGCAATTGCATCATTTCTTCATCATTCATTTACTCATTCATATTCAGAATCAAACGTTTGTGAGTATTTCTTTTCCTCTTTCTCATCTTCAAAAAGCCAGTAAGGAAACATCTGTAAGGCAACCTTTTTAATCCATTTATATTCTCATTTTTCAGAAACACTCGGCGGCATTATTACATATCAACCATTTCACCTTATGTCTGTCAACTCCTTTATTCTAGTTTTATTTTTAAATGGTTTACTAAATTTATAGAAAAAATGATATCATCCTCATCATGTTTTAGAAGTAGCTGTCTCTGGTATCCATGATATATCTCATCATTTCTCAACATCTATCACCACTATTCATGAAATTTTTCAAGTTACAGCTCATATTTGAGCATCAGGAAACTCATCAAACCATTTATCTATCTCTTCTTCTGTCGGAAATCTTTCTTGATACTCTTTCCAGTTAATCAATGGAATTTTATTTTTTCAAACTGGAATAACAGAAAATCATTTTTGTAAATAATATTTAGCTTCTTTCCTTAGATCCATATTTTTCTTCTAATTCTATCATCATTTCTAAAATGTGAATTGACTTTTTTAAATCTTCTACTCAATTCTTATCTTTCCATCTAGTAACGTATTTTATAACAGCTCACTCTCAAAATCACAATTTATTTGCCACTATATACTCGAATGGTTGTATCTTTAATTTTTTATAATGGTCTCATCCTATTTGCGTCTTTAGTGGGCTAACATCTTTTTCTTTTTTCATATTTTGTTTCATAAAATCATGCTTCGCTTTTTCAAAGCGATATTTAAATTCATAATAAGTCATATCTTTATTCTCTGTCTATATCGTCCAAATGATCTTGAAAAGTTCATTCATCGTGATTATATTTATATAAAGCTCTCTTAGCGTCTTTGATTGCGTCATTATAACCTTCTCTATATTCTTTTGTAAAGCTTTCTAGATCAGATAGTTCTAAATATTCTATTATGTATTTTCATTCCATATTAAATATCCTTAATTATTAAATCTCTTATAATAGTTTAATTATTTCACAGCCGACTCTTTCTTTTATAATTTCACAATATTCTTTTGAAATTTCTATGCCGATATAGTTTCTATTATTTTTCTTTGCCATCTTTAATGTCGTTCCACTACCTGCCATTGGGTCTAATACCGTATCACCTTCGTTGCTCCAAGATAGAATGTGGTCTTCTGCTAATTTTTCTGGGAATATTGCTGGGTGTTCTTTATTTTTACTTCCTACACCAATTTCCCAAGTATTTGATAGTCTTTTTGTTTCTTTTGTAATAGTTATCACATCTCTTGGTCGGTCTGCGGATTGTTCAGAAAATGCTGACTTTGTATTCCGATTTATACTTTTACCTGCTGTTTTTGTTTTTGTTGTTAAGCAATTAAATGTCTTAATCTTTCCCTTTGATAAAATAAACATATATTCAAAATCGTTTGTGTATCTTGGTATTGTAGGAAACTGTGGAACTGGATTTGTTTTTCTCCATATCATCGTATCGTGAAGATTAAATCCTATCTCTTTAAAATATAATGCTTGTTTAAAACTTGTTCCTGTTTCACTTCCTTTAATTGTGGCATCTCCGACCACCCAAACAACTACTCCACCATCTTTGGTAATTCTATAAAGCTCTTTAGCTATTTCTTCAAAATTAAAAGTATAACCATTATAAGTTCTTAAATTATCATAAGGAGGAGAAGTGACTGTTAAGTTAATACTCTTATCTTCTATTCCTTTCATTACCTCTAAACAATCTCCTAAATAACATACATTAGTTTTCATATTTATTTATTATTTAATTCCTAAAAAATCTTCTACTGTATTACCTTCACACCACCAATCACTATCCATATAACCTCTTTTTTCTAAATACTTACTATACTCTGTTAATACTTTTTCAAGGCTTTCTATTTTAGTTATTTCTTTTTGTGTCATATCCTTAATTATAAATGTCAGAGTGCTAGGAATCGAACCTAGGATTGAGGGATCCAAGCCCCCAGTGATTCCATTTCACTACACTCTGTGGGAGGTACTAAGAGAATCAAACTCTCCCTTCTGGAACCACAACCCAGCGTGCTAATCGCTACACTAAGTACCCCAGCTCTAGGGGTTGGATTCGAACCAACAATCTCTTGATTCAAAGTCAAGTATCCTTCCAGTTAGACTACCCTAGAAAATGAGAGCTTAATTTTCGCTCTCTATGTCAAGTATTCATTTATCAAGCATTTCTGTTTCTAATTCATAAAATCTAAACGACTTAAGTTTAAATGCTTTAAATGAAAATAAATCTTCTTTTCTAATAACTATTCACTCTTCTGGTACTTTGTTTTTGCACATGAAGCAATCCTTTTCTGTGAAATCCTTTTTAAGTTGTTCATAGAATTCTCTTCTCCAGCTATCATCTCCAGACATTTCCATGTTTGAAATATAATCAGATATTTTTCCATAGTATAATACTGGGACATAATTTAGTCCAAACCTATAACAAAAGTCCATTATCTGCTCTGTAGATAGTTCGTAAGAAATACCGTCATTATTTGTAAATGTAATTCTATATACGAATATCTTTTGCTTATTGAATGCATCACATCCATAATCATAATTAGATTGTATGTATGCCATTAAGTCTGTATAACCTACGCACTCTCCATATAGTGTAAAGCCTTTTGGTATTTTGTCTGCAAGTTCATTTTTAATTTTACTCCATAAATCACCATCATAGAAGTCATTACATTTTTTATCTGCATAGCTATTCTTCACAACTTTTCTGCTACCATATACATGGTCATATTCTACATCGTTTATTTTTATACCAATTTTTCTTAATAACTTTTCAATTATATTCAATCGTCTTTTAACAGGAACGTTTGCACACCACCAAGATGTTCCGTGAAGTTTATATGTGATAGATATATAGTCCTCGTAATTTAATTGGTGCAAATTCTTGTCTAGCCTTTCTGTATCTACATGTAGTTTTACTTGACCATCTATTAGTCTAGTTTCTTTTGGCTTCTTTCCAACTTTTACACCAAGACCTTCCTTAACAGGAATCTGGTATTTCTTACAACATAATACATCGTTGATCGTATCAAACTCTTCATTTTCTTCTGCATCTAGTTTGCCAAAGAAATCTTCAACTGTTTTTAGTGGCATCAATATTCCATTACTACCAACCCCCCTGAGTTTTACAGCTCTTACTCTACCATTTTTGTCAAAATAACCTTTCTTTGTAGAATCTTTGTTTAATAGTTCGCTAGAAAACTGATTAGAGTCTTTTAAGAATTCAACATTGATTTGCGACTCAAGTGGGAAGTAAACCATCATGTCGCCAGTTTTTATATCATCTCCAATTATAACGTCAGCAAAATTAATTACAGTTAGCTTTAGTCTGTCAGCGTTTGGATGATCTTTTATTTCTTTGATCTTAACTAGCTTGGCTAGATAGTTTGGATTGTGTTCTTTTGATTTCGATATCATATTAAAAATCTATTCTAGGGTCTTGACGATTAACATCGAAGACCATAAGTTTTTGTTCTTTCCACATTCTTATTACTCTTGGCCTATCATCAAACACAGCTAAAACATTATATTTATCTTTTATGTGCTTTTCATACATTTCTTTCTTTACTATTTCGTCGCTTCTCTTATCACCTGTATTTCTCATAACTAATTTAAAGTTATTTATATCGTGTTTATTTAACCACTCTTTTGTTTCTTCAATGCAACTATCGTCCCTACCAGAAAAAATGAACAACTCAGTATCACAGACAAATCTCATTGATCTTATAACGTGTATAAGATGCTTGTTTGGTAGATCATCAATTACTTTTGTATAGTCATACGGACTTCTATGTGGACTATATGCAAGTGTTCAGTCAACATCACATATTATACAAGATTGTATTTTGAAGTTAATGTCTAATGGTCTTTCTTCTTCCCTATACAAACCAATATATTTTTTATACATGTCCATTATAATCTTCTTTCCAACAGGATTATCTCTTCTCGCATCTCTCTCTAGACACTCATATAGTGGCGTGTCTATAAATTTTATTTCTACGTCAATATCTTTTGAGATAAATACTGATGCATTTTTTGCTATTGCTTTTAACTGATCTATATTGCTTGTAGCAAAATTAGTATCATCAACAACAACGTTATTGCCGTTTACTAGATAATACTCTACTATCTTATCTCTTATTTTTTTTATATGGTTTTCATTTTCCTCGCTCCATTCAGAGTTGTCAATCATTGATCTAAGATCGTCTTTATTTACTCTCTTATATCAGTGTTTATCAACTAACTCTTTCGCATACGTTGTCTTGCCAGAGGCTGGCAATCATTGTAATATCAATAATTTTATCATAATACTTTTTCTATTATTTTATTTCTCTCGTCTTCACTATTGTGAAATTGTATAGATTCTCCACAAATTATTGCTGGAATAAAAAATGGTTGATTTATAAAGAAATTTGCGCTACCAAATATATACGGCATGTCTTTCCATGAAGATGTTTTTTTGAATGATAAGAATGCTTTGACTAGTTCATATTTATATTTTTTTGAAATTTTTTCGCAAATCTTTTCTATGCATTCATCACATAAATTGTTTTCAGAGTATACATCTTCAAAATCTTCATCGCACATTATACATTGTTTTTTTATTGTGTCCATATCTATTTAGTTAATAATTTTGTTTTCTTACAATATTTTCTATTTTATCCCAATTATCTCTAATACCACAACTTTTATCTGAGAACAGTCTATAAACATTACCATTATCATCTAAGGCATACAATGTTTCGCTTATTCCAATTATTTGAATTATTTTTCCTTCCATATATCTATTTAATTAAATTATAGAGCTGGGACTAAATGGCTACACTCTGGACAATTATAATCATCTATTAAACAAGCTTCACAAATATATTGATTACAACATTTAGTTTTTATTACTTTAAAACTAAATCCAGCTTTTTTATGAGATTGTTCTGTTTCTCCACACAATATACATTTTTTCTTCATATTATTTAATTAAATTATAAATTATTTTTACTCCAACTTATATCAATTTTACCGCATTTTTTACACTCGCACACATACACTTTACAATTTTCGTGTTTTTCTATCTCTACAAAATCGTGTCCACTTATGGATACTGAACTTGTTATTGTTCTCCAAAATTCTTTTAACCAACAAATTATAATCATATTATTCTTTATAATAATCTTTAATAATTTGTTTAATCTCGTATAAATCTCCAATACCACCATATAAGCCACTATCTATTTCAATCTTCTTAATCAACTCTTCCTCATCTTTCTTTCTTAGTTCTTTTATGAGCTCATAAATTAATCTTCTTGTTTCGCTTTTACTTCTAAATTCAACTGAACATAAATCTCTTATTAACTTATCTTTTAATTCTTTTTCCCAGCTCATATTATTTATAAATTAATTTTTTTAACAAGTTTTAATCTACCACATCTTGCTTTGCCATCTGTATAATAAGGAACACATAGATTAACCATATCTTCAAATTCTAATAAACATTCCCAAACTTCTTTTGCTCTTGAGTAATTACTTTTAACAAATGCTAATGTTCCAAAATTTACTCCACATCCACAATCAAAAGTTGGATTAAGGTTGACATTTTCTTCAAGATACTCTCCTTTTTTAATTTTCCATTTAGGATTGGGCGAATAAGAAGTATTACCAATAGCTTTATAAACTATATAACCTTTTGCTGTTTTTTTAAAACTCTTATTAAACCATTCTTTCATATTTGGTAATCCTTTTGCCTCTGATAAATTACAGCTTAGGTTGGCATAGCTTAGGTCGGCAGAGAGTAGGTCGGCAGAGCGTAGGTTGGCATAGCTTAGGTTGGCAGAGCTTATGTCGGCATAGCGTAGGTCGGCAGAGCGTAGGTCGGCAGAGCTTAGGTTGGCATAGCTTAGGTCGGCAGAGAGTAGGTTGGCAGAGAATAGGTCGGCAGAGCTTATGTCGGCATAGCGTAGGTCGGCAGAGCGTAGGTCGGCAGAGCGTAGGTTGGCAGAGAATAGGTCGGCAGAGCTTATGTCGGCATAGCGTAGGTCGGCAGAGCGTAGGTCGGCAGAGCGTAGGTTGGCATAGCTTAGGTCGGCATTTAATATTCTCTCTAACTCTTCTAAAAAAATACTTTCATCTAAACCACCAATAGCAGTTCCAATTCCTGTTAATATTAAATTATTATCTCTATAAGCAAATACTCCAGCTAAAGCTCTTCTAATAATTTCTTTTGATGATTTTATGTTTTTATCTACTGTTATTAAAAAGAAAAGATTATTTGTCATATTAAATTCTTTTGCCATCTTAACTTCTTCTGGAAAATTTTTAGATATTAAAGAATCTAAACCACCAGCCATATTAAAATCTGGATTTGAAGCAGAGCAAATAAGTCCACCATTTTTAGCTTGATATTTAAAAATATCTTGGCTTACTGCCTTGAGTTCTAATCCAGCTTCATTTTTTTTATACTTTTTAAAAAGTGTATCAACTTTTTTTACAAGATTTTTATTCTTATCGCAAAATGTTAGTTTCATATTGTTTATAAATTATATTAGTTCCT